CGGCACTTACATTGACTATCTAAACTAAACTCTTTATTTAGTTCCTGTGTCCAGACTCTATGACCATAACAAAAATTAAACGATTTACTTATCTCCCACATCACATACCTCCTTTAACTCCTCACATATTAAATTCATCTGTACAGTAATTGCTACAGCATACGCAATTGCATGAGCTTTCTTAAAGTAGTACTCACCACTCTCTGGACGAATCCATACAGTTTCACTAATCTCTGTCCAATTCTTTCCTAATAGGTGCCTTTTCCCCGGGCGTATCATTGCTAGTATCATTGCTAGTTCTTCTACTGACTTTGGTTTCATCTTCTTTAGAATTGTGCTGTGTTCGCCTACGTGAAACAATTGCTTTACGAAGTCTTGATGCTCTAGAAGTTCCCATAATGGCTCCTTTTGTAGTAAGGTATTTAAATGATTTTCATCTTTGATAGCTTGATAAAGGCTTACATTAAGAAAGTCTAATTTGAAATATCCTCTAGAATCTGCAGATTTATAATCAACAGTTGACATGTTATCTACAGGATTATTTGGAATTTCCGTAAAGTAAACTCCTGTGTTATGCTTTTTATTTGAGTTTAATTTCGCAATACGATGTTTTAATTTACTTAAAATAATACTTCTGTCTGCAAAATCAATATCAATATCAGGCATTATAAATTACTTTCCTTTGCTACTTCTTTAACAAGTTCAACATCAGCAACATGTCTTTTAAAACGCATAGCCCAATGTTTTGGGTCCATTACATGATATACTATTTGTAATTGTTCATCATTAAATTTACTTAACATCTGTTTACCACTATTAGTATTAAGTACTAACCATGGACTTATTTTACCATCTTTAATATCTTGACAAGCACGATTTAAACTTGAATAAGAAAAATAATGATTCCATTGAGCTTCTTTTTCAATACCCCAATCCATCATAGTTTTAATAGATCTTTCAAGTGCAGTTTCTACGCTTTCTTTAAGTATTAATTCTAATGCATATTTTTCATATAATTCTTCTTTACACCAATGGTCTAATTTAACTCCACTAGTAACAACATAATCTACATACTTGTCAGGATATAAAGGTCGTACATTACTGACAAAACTGCCAAACTTGACAAAAGCATTATAGTAAGGACTATCACAAAATTCTTCATACGTTTTTGTTCCTTTGTATTTCTGGCACAACTGATAGAATCTTATAAATGTAAGATGTCCTAACTGTACTCTCTTTTCGTCTTTTTGAACATGTCGTCTTTTCTTTTCACACATATGAACAGCAAGAGTATTTTCCCTTGTGTATCCTGTATTACAATACTTGCAGATATATGGTTTAGAATTTGACATCTTTTTTCTCAAGCCCAAGGTCTTGGACATATTGTTTAAGTTCCGCTTTTGTAGATATTGTAGCAAGTAATTCTACCTCATCTTCTTTCATGTTAGGAAATATTGTTTCTAAAAACTTTGTTGCTGGAGTGGCTTTTGCTTTCTTTTGCCCAATCCATCCATGCCTACGTGGTTCTCTTTTAGCATTATGAGTACCACATAATGTTAGCCATTGTAGCTTTGGATGTTTCGCAATAGCCATATAATTTTTGTTATAGTATTCGTTAGTTAACAAGATTGCTAACTCTTTTGCATCGCGGCTACCTTCGACAATACTTGCGTATCTGTTTAAAAGCCAAAAGGATAATTCTTTCCTTTCTTCTTCACTCCACTCGTCATACGCCGATTTTGCATCACCGTCCATACAAGCAAAGACTTCTGATAATGGTAACTTTCTTTTAGAACTCATGCTTATATTATACTTTCTTATTTAGAAGAAGTCAAGTATTTTTTAGTATACCATTCTTTAAACTTTGGATCAGCCTCAAATTCTTCTTGTACTTGTCTAGCAGATAATTGATCTGATCGAATACAGTCAGCTAATTGTTGGTATTTGTGTTCGCGTTCTGATCCAGCTTGTCCATTAGCCATCAAGCTCTCCTAGTTCTTTTTTTTCTTCTTCCTTAGTTAATATATTGCCATAATTTGGCCATCCATAAACGTCTGGGCTTTCACCTACATACCTCCAACGTATTACTCCTGTATCAGGATTACGTTCATATATTTTAGGTTTATCACATTGTTGGTCCTTCATATTTCCTAAACTCCTTTCTTATGATAACTTCATTATTGTTGTTAGTTGTCCAACCTTCAGGCTTTAATGACCAAGTTGTTCTTTTCATTATAACATAGCGACAACTTGGGCATCGTTGCTTATTATTCCTGTCTTGAACTTGTACAATAAGCCTTTCAGTCCAAGCACATCTAGAACATTTGTATTCATATAAAGGCATTTATTTCTCCTCAACTTTTGTCCCTACAGTTCGTCTTACAATATCATTATGATCAAATTCAGCCCAATAAAGTTCAAAAGCTACTCCGTCGTTTATGCCTTCAAACTGATGTACTTTACCTGGTTTAACTACAGTAAAGTCTCCTGGTCCGAGAATAGTTTCATCTACTAATCCTTCTTGATCGTCAGTTTGCCAAACACGTACAATCATTGTACCTTGTTCAACATAAAAGCCGTTAAACTTATATTGATGTTCGTGTTCCGAACATTTAAAGCCTGCTTTAAATTCAATACGGTGAAATTCTAATACACCGTTAGCATGTATTAATTCTGTACTTCCCCATATCTTACCGGCGCGAACTCCCATCTTTATTCTCCAAATTTAAATAACTTTTCTTGTACATGACAATCGATATTAATATATCGTCTAATACTATTTGGGTTATCTCTTGGTTCAACTCCATGTATACTATTAACTGTATTTAGAAAAGCTACCATTGTATTTTGCATATAAGGTACATGCCAAACTGCTTCAATATCTTCAGGTAATGCTTCTCGCCCGCCACCTTGTCTACGCCATTGTCCTAATGTCTTCTTTTTATAAACGTCTAAGCCTCCGTCATCGCCTTTGTCATCAAATTTTTTAAAGTAAAATAAAAATGCAAATAGTTCTCTAGCTTGATCAACATGAGGTGTTCTAATATATTGATTGTCAATAGCATTTATAACAAACTGCATTTCCATTTTCATAGCATCAATAGGACCCTTTTCATATCTAGGTTTTACATCAGCTCTGGCGTATTTGATACGTAACTTATCACCATAGTGTGTTTGTATTGCTCCACTGAGTACTTGTATAGCTTCATCTTTAAAATATTTACTAGTATGATAGTCAGCAAATGCTTTCCACAAAGGAGTAATAGCTGAGTAGTCAAAATCCTTTTGTTGGTAACGTTTATCACCAAAGCCTCTAGTTTCTCCATTAAGCATAAGCTCTTCTGGGTACTGTTCTTCTAGTTCTTTATATAACCCCCACGGTAACACTTGTGGTATATGAATGTGTGGAAACGGATCCATCTTAAGATGTTCTGGTTTAAAATTTTGTAATACACTTAAATTCATTTATATCTCCCTTTTATTTCATCGCTTGAAATATTGTCATTATTATATAGATGTTGTTGTGGCGAACTAAACTTATTATTTTCTCGTTTTTGCATAACTGCAACAATCATTGGATCTCGTTCCCATGTATCTAAAGCAAAGTCGTGTCTGTATCCTTTATCACGAGATAACTTGCCGCCGAGCTTTTCAATACGACCGCCATTGCTTTCACCAATCCATAGTTGGCATAATTTATAATTGTTTTGTAATGCTAGGCACGGAAATAAATTAGGTTGAAAATTATAGAAGCCATGATCAACCCATCTATAAAAAGGCAATACGTGTACCATAAAGCCTTTGGGCTGACATAAGTCATGAGCATTCTTAAAGACCATATATTGATTGAAGACATGTTCTCCTGTCCCATTATTAGTTACTAAATCGAATTTTTCATTAAATCCGTAATGTTTACCTAAATCCATATTTAAATCTAGTGCAACTGCATCCTTATCAGTGTTTACATCTATAGCAAGATACTTTCTAAATCCTATATCATGATAAAATTCTTTTGTTGTAGAAAGATTTGGAGTACCTGTAATGCCAAGCCTGTTATAAATTTTAGCACGTGACTTATTATTTTTTAATCTTTGATTACCAAGTTCAACTACTGACGGTGTACACTTTCCGTTACATGTAACTTCGTCTAATATAGTATCGATTGCATTAGTTATTAAATTTGTAAAAGACATTAAATGTAATTAACTCCTATATTAACTCTAACATTTTGGTCAGTACATGTTGTACTTGCATGTTCTAAACTTCCATCAAATGTTAAGAGTCGGTTAGCTCGACTTTCTATTTTTGTACCATCTTCTAAAACTGTATGACCGTTATTAGAATTAATGTATAAGAGTGAAACGGTGTGTTTAATCTTAAAATCAGAATGCCATCCATGTTGATGATAGTGTCCTACGTTAGGATAAAGATTAGCTTTAACACGCATTAATCCAGATACTCCAAGAGCATCTATAAGTGGATCAAATACATTTCCATAGTTTGTCCAAAACTTATTATCTCTATAATACCCATGTGTAAAGTAATAGTAATCACCATCTTTGTCGGCCTGTGTATCAGCATATCCTACTACACCTGCCATATAATTCCAGGGAAAATGATCACCCATAAGTTGATCAGAGATAAATCTAAAAACATCTCTATCTAAAAAGTTATCTTGTATTGTGTGTTCTGTTGCCATCATAAATCAAACCTCATTGTTGCACGGGGACCTGTAGTAACTTCTTCGTATATTGTACCTGCAGGAATATATAACAAGTCTCCAGGGTTTAACCAAGTTTCACCAGTGCCAGTTAACGCATACCCTACCTTACCAGGACCACCAACAAGTAATACATTTGACTTATTGCTGATAGGTCCATACGTTGGTGCATCTTTGGCAAACGAGACATACAAACATGTCATATTTTTAACTTCTTTTAATTGTTGTATTTCACTAATTGCAGTTTGTATAGAATTGGGATAATACTCAGAATGTAATATCATTGTTGGCAAATCGTCTGGATTAAGTTTTCCGTTGATAATTTCATTACCAAGATATTTAACAGTATCAGGCTCTTTTGTAGAATCCCATTCTATTTTATCTAACACTTCATCCCAAATAATTTCCTTAGCTCTCTGAAATTGACTAGGAATTATTTTAGGCTCTTTAGGATTGTGTGCTTTTTTTTCAGGCATGGTCCTTCTCTATTACTACAACATATTTGTTATTAGGATGTACTACACCCTTTTTATCTGTTCTTGTTTTTTCTGCAAATTCATGATGTACAATTTTGCCATTAATATGTTTTTCTATTAATGGTTTCCACCAGCCTGGATTTTCAACAATAAGGTGTGCATTACGTCCGTCGGGTAAAAACTTTTTAGCAGGACTAGTTGCAATAATTAAAAATGCAACCTTTGTAAATAATTCATTCATGTGTTTTAATACATTCTCTAAAAATACAGGTTCAATATGCTCTAATACGTCTGAAGAGACAAGCATATCAAATGTTCCTTCGGGTCTAGTATTAAAGTTAGAATTTCCTGGATCATACCCTTGAACAGTCATGTCTGGATATGCTTCTTGTAATGCTAAAGTTACTCCACCTTTACCGCACCCGTAATCAATAATACTTTTTGGACTATATTTTCTAATCCATTTTTCAGTTTGTTTTAGTCCTTTAGCATCACCAAATGAAGCTTTTTCATTATGCAGTTGAGCTAATTGTAATACATATTCTTCACTAATTGTCTTCATTTAGTCTTTCCTTCTGCTTCCGTATCGCTAGTATACGTTTTAAATACCCTCCCGATATGGAATGAGCTACACCACTATTTAATTGGCTTTGCTTTTCAGAACTTATAAGATGGCAGTGAATTTCTACAGGTTTATCAGACATTGGTACTAGTTGTAACCAAGGTAATCCAGCTGGAATTGTAAGTTGAGTATCGTGTGGAATAAAGATATTATTTAAACAAGCATGTTGGTACTTGTATTCTATAAGTCCTGGAACAGTCCAGTAAGATAAAGGATTATCATGATGCCAATCTGGTTTCATCCAAACCCATTGCACTCCTGTTTCTTCTACTAACGTCCACGGAGATGTAATTTTAATCTGAGCCAATCCTGGCTTATGATGTTCGAAATCACGTCTATCATGTTCTACCATTTGTATATAATCAGGTACTGCATGAAAAAACCTATTACCACCAGCATCTACTTTAGCATGAAGTTCACACCAAGAAGGAAATATAATTCCTTCTTTAAGGATGCCGTTAATTGCAGGACAAGTTTTCATTGTTGCAACAGGCATTTTGTCATAGCCAGGCATATCTGTTTCTCTATGCAGTGGTAATTTTTTCCACCAGTCTGGTAGAAACTTTCTAGCTAACATAGGTTGGTAAGCATCATACTGATCTTTCCTATCAGTATATGCATTTACTACAATAGTATCTGTTTTCTTTTTTTTCCAAAACATATTATAATAATACTCCGTAATCGATCATTTCACTTTGGCGACTAATATCTTTAACAAAGTAAGCACATAAAGGATCTTCTCCGTCTTCAATCGGTATTGCTAATAGTTGTCCGTTTTTCATTTTAGGAAAATACCATTTCACATCATTATAAAAATTAGTTATTTTTATTTCCCCCCAATTTAAAGTATAACTTGTCAAAGGATTAAACAAGAATGCTTCGAATCCTCGATCATTTAAACTTGTTAACGGCAATACTTCTATATCCCCTGCACCTTCACTATCGCCAACAGCTAAACTCCAATCTACTGGCATTGTAATTTCTCTACCATTAATTTCTAATACCATTGCTGGAGAACTAAAACTTTCTAAAAATATTAGCGGTATAAAAAAGAAATCAGCTTCCTTAGGGTTTGAATTATCTAAAACAGCAAATCGTACATCGTCTTTTAATTCTTCCGGTAAGTTATTAAGATGGAATGTTTTGTTCTCTAGTGTTAATATTTTCATTTATTTTTCCTTTTAGCATCGGCTAATATTTCTGCTGGTGTCTTAGTCCCAGGGTCTAGTTTTGAAAGTCTGCAACTAAGAAGTTTCTTTTTACCTTTGCTAGTTACAATTACTGGCTGTCCATACTCGTCCAGTTCTATCGCTTTAATTTTAGTAGGCACGTTACGAAATCTTCCTACAGCAATTTCATCTCCTACTTTTACTTCTATTAAAAATGTTTTCATAATTAAGTCCAGTCAAGTTTCTCTATTGTAAAAGGATACTGAGCTTCTTTATAAAACTTCTTACGTTGCGTTAAATGTCGCTTTGCATACTTACATGTTGACGTAATATCCCATATTTGTACAAAGTCTTTATCTTCTGCCTTTCGTACGCCCCTGCCTATTGATTGTATAACACGAACAAAACTTTTACCAGGTTCAATAAGAACAAGATTAAAAATTCTAGGAATATTAATACCTACAGCCGCTACTCCATAAGTTGCAATAATAACTTTATTAGTTGCTTCTTTAACTTCGTCATATTGCTCTTTCCTATCAGCTAATTTTACATCACCTTTAATAAAAACTGCGTCTGGTATTTGTTCTACTAATAATTCACCTGCCTTAATACGGTCTACAAGTATTAATGTATTGCCTGAGTCCTTAATAGAGCCCATCATTTTGCCTATATGTTCTATTCGTTCTTTATGTGTAACAAGATATTTTAATTCTTCTGCATAGCTATTATGTACTTGTGTATCTATTAGCTGTACTATATTAACATGACAGTTAGATAATACACCTTTATCTTGTAATTCTTTTGCACTTATCTTTCCTATTACAGGACCTATACTTGCTAGAATTGCCTGAAATTCAAAATCTTCTTTTGGTACAGTTCCAGTTAACCCCCATCTAAGTGGAGCATTTTTTAGATTTTGTGTTAATAATTTTTTTAATACATCGGCTTTAGCTTGGTGTACTTCGTCAACAATTAATGTTTCTACGCCGTTTAAAAATTCTGCCAATGTTACAACAGCATCATAATCTTTACTTTTCTTATCAAGTATATTCAAACTTTGCCAAGTACAAATTGTATGTGTTTTGCCAAGTTCTTTTCTATCACCAAAGTATACACCAACATCTAATCCACAGTTAATATAATCTTCTTCTGTTTGTGTAACTAAACTTTTATTAGGAACAATTACAAGTGTTCGACCAAACGGTTCACAAAGATGTGAAAGTGTTGCAGTAATAATTGTTTTACCAGCACCTGTGGCGACTTCTTGTAATGCTTGTGGAGTTTCTAAAAAGTTATTAATAACTTCAACTTGATAATCTCTTAATATAATTTTCTCGCCCTCTGCTATATGCCCTTTCGGCCAAGTTTTATGGGCCCAGTAGTTCTTATCAATTTTGTTAAATGTTAAATTATGCTTAATTCGATTGTCACTAATTTCTGCAACTTCTACTCCTGAGTCTACTAAAGTATTAACAATAATATCAAGATGGTTAACATACCCTGTGCCTCCTATACCAAAAAAGTTAATCTTACCATCCCAACGACCTAATTTATATTGTGGTAAGTATCTTGCATATGGTACTGCAAACTTTAATTTATTTGCAATCTTACGTCGGTATTCAACCGGAAGATTTTCAACCTTTATGTTAACTTCATCTTGAATTACTATTCGACAGCTTACCATTAAATTTTTTCTACCTTTCTACCACCTATATCGCCAAAGGGTGTTATGTCAGTATCATACTGAATGTATAAATCAGTACCTGAAATAAACCCATCTACTTTAGTATAATTTCTTTTACTACCTAAAGTAAATGCACACACAGGTCTCCACTGAGTTTTTATTAAAGGCTTAGGAACCTTATTACTATTAATATACACTATTTTTGTCTTATTGTCAACTATATTATTTAAGTGGTTCTCTCTGATGAAATGGTTAAATTCGTTTCCTTTTGGTGAAGGAAGTCTAAACATAACACTCATTTCTTCTGATGGTATAAAATTTGTAAATCGTCTATGCAGTTCAAATAATTGATCTTGTGCTTGTTTATGATCAATAACTATTAACAATGGATATCTATCTAACTCATGTATACTTGCTAATACTTGATCAAGACTCCATTTTAATTTATTAATACATATTACTGATTGCGACCTTTGTGTAACTTTTGCTGTAAGTTCTGAACAATGTTTAAAACTTTCTAGTACAGAATTCTCGTCAATGTATTCAAGACCATATAAGAATCTTCGATCATAATATTTCCAAAGATTGGTTTGACTTGGTTCTTCTTTAATAGAATTAACACAATGTTCTAATCCTTTAGTAGGCAGATTAGCTATTTTATAATTGTATATCCCTGGAATATAATTTTGTTTATTAGCATCAAATTCTAATAGTTTATTATATATGTCCATAATTAGTTGATCTATAACAAACTTCTTTTCAAAACGTTTAGCTATAGTAACAAGTCGCATAACATACTTTTCTTCAAATGGAAAAAAATGTTGGTGTTTTTCGTAGAAATATTCTTTATCTACACTATTTTTTAAATCTTCAATATATTTTAAAACTTTTTTATTAAAGGGAAATCTAATTACAAGCATTTTCATATCTTTGTAATCTAAAAGTTTAATCCAATGCTCTTCATTAATTTTACGTAACGGAGTACGTAAACGTTCAATACATGATTTTAAATCAATTTCATGTTTATCAAATTGTTCTATGTAATAATCAACTAATAATTTTTGTACAAGTGTATATTGACGTTGCGTTAATGCTGTACCCTTAAATACTTGTTTAGCAATACTAAACATTATTTTATGGTTGTCTTCGTGTAGTTTAAAATTTTGGAGTTTAGAGAGTGTAGGGTCGTCATGGAATTTAAGTTGGCTTATTCCAGCAACTAATTCTAAGCAGTCTTCAACAGTTAGGGATTCTTTTCCGACATTTTTTCTAAACATAATATA